TCGGTCATGTCAGATGCAGGTCTTTTTTCAGGCCCCATTCATAAACCTTTCCGTTCGAATTCGGAGTCCCCACGAATGCCACAAGCATCCCGAGATCCCTCGACCAACATTGCTGCAGGACTGCCTCTGGGAGTATCATTGGTATCGCGGCCTGAAGGATCAGCATAGGATGGTAATCGTACGCAACGGGAGAAACACAGAGTTTTCCAACACGGTCCGAAAGGAGATATCCGGCCCGATTTATTCCAGAACCGTAGGCATGTCCCTTAACATATCGTGTTATTCCGGGGTTTCCGATTGGGTCAACCCCGATATCAGTATTCGGAAAAAGCCTCTGGATCATGTCCTCATCATAACCACGCACGGCCGCAACAACGAGGAGCGATTCTCCAAGATAGATCGCGTCCACCTCTTGCCCGCCCCATTCCTCGGCGGTTATTTTCGACGCGCGAGGTTGAATTCTTATCTCAATGTCTTTGACAATGCCGAGCGCCGTCCCTCCATGCGGATACTGAAGATTTAAGTCCGACGGATTCCACGCCAGCTCGCACGGGATGCGCAAAGCATTTCTGGGTAGCGGTGTACTCATTTCGGGAGATCCTGTTGAAGCGTTCTTACGATTTCGCGTTTCGTTTCATCGGTGACGCCGACGAATGGGCGCGGTACGGCGTTCGTAATAAGCTGCGTTTTTCGGAAAAGCGGACCGAGCTTGTCACGAAACATGTGCCCGATCCCGGAGCTTTTCTTGCCCTGCTGTCTCGCGCCGCCTCGGGGCCCGCGGCCTCCCCCAGGGGGTCGCAAGAACTTGGCGAGATTCTTTTTTACCGTCGCGTCGATAACCTGTACGCTCTTTCCGCCCTTCTGCATCCGATTCGCATATTCGATCGTCGTCCCGTACTCGACCGTGACGGGATCGACGACGCGAAACGAGATCGAGCGCGAGAGCGTAGCGGTGTCGAATAGTGCCGGCCGATCCTGAAAGCGGCGCGTCTTGACTCGGGGTCCGGTTCTCAGGTCCTCGACGGCCCCGGCAATATTGATTTTCGGCGCTCGCTGATTCGGATACCTTGCCGGCCAGTGAATTTCACCTAACGCCTGCTCGCGGAATGCGCGTTGAGACTGTGCGACGAGAAGCTTACCGACGGATTGCAAAATCGCCGGGGCGGGATGTTCGATCCGCTTCTTGATTTGCTCGACGTAATTGCCCATGCCCCATCCCTCCGGCGCGTAACTTACTCCCCGTTTTCCTCGATGACCAGTGGCGACGGCTGCGACGGGATGATGTTCCCGAAGAGTCTCCGGTCGAAAACGGGCTTGCTGCCGGCGGTGACCGGCGTGGGTTCGATCACGGAATTCGAATCCGGCATGATTCGCGCCCTGGGCCCGGTCTCGCGGATCTGGATCAACATCTTGTGCCACGCTTCCGTGCCGTCCGGCTGGAATTCGGCCTGGCCCATCCATATTTTGAGTTTTTCGACGACACCGCGCACGGCAACGGATACATGCTGTGCGTTCGTGTCGTCGTAGGCAACTTGGCCGACGGTGGAGAAATCGGCCTCGACGTCGTTGCAAGCGGACTGGAGTTTCGCGGAGTTCACGGTCGATGCGGTCGGATCGTTCGGATTCGTCAAATGAATCAAGCGCGTTGAGTCGATTCTGCTCGTGACGTTTGCGAGTAGGGTCATCGCTCCACCTCAAAACGTGAACACCGCCTCGCGCCGAATCCCCTGGGCGTTGTCCCGATGCATTCTGATCACCCGCTCGCTTTCGCGCATGTCGCGCGTCACCTGGATCTTTGTCATCTCGCCGGCAAGCGGTATGCAATCCACGTGAATCCCCAAGACCCGCGCGAGCCTTTCTCGTTCGGCGAGCCATGCGGGACCGTGATCCAGAATCCCCACCGCGTGCGCGGCCTCGTGCGCGATGATGCCGATCAACCACTCGTCGTTCTCTCGCGCCCAGTCGGAATGGATTCGAATCGTCCTCGTTTTTGGGTCGAACGATGCGCATCTATCGGTCTCGTCGAGATAGACCACGCGGGCCGAGAGCGTGCCCTGATACGCATCGGCGTCGATTCGCCGGAGTGCATCGACGTGGCGCGGCGTCGGCGAGTAGCAGCCGGCGAGAATGGCGAGAGCGACGAGAGCGAGAAGTTTTGCGCGTCTGCTCATTTGGTCTTGCCCTGCCCCAATGCCTTCCCCTGCATCGCGCCAAATCACTTCGGGAGCTTCGTTAACTCCCTTTCGATATCTCGAATTTTACCGTTCAATCTCCGCGTGTCCGCAATGAGCGTCTCCATCTGCTTGTCGTCCCTGCCGACCGACGCAAGATGGTAGGCGGCGCGATTCGTCCTCTTCGCCTCTTCAAGCTGGAAGCGAAATGCTTCGAGCTTCGCGCGATACTCGGCGGCCGGCGGCTCGCTCTTGAGAAAATCCTCCGCCTCCATCTGCTCCGCCGCGATTCTGTCCAGCTCGTCCTTCTTCTCGCCCGACATGCCCGGCCTCCTGAACAGGTTATACAAATTTGATTTCGTGTTCCGTTCCGTCTCCGTCCTGGAAGTACAATTTATTGTCGCTCTTGGTGTATACTTTTCCGTAATTCGTGTCAGCAGTCGGCGTTGTCGTCTCCTTGAGCATCAGGACGCCGCAGCCGCAGAGGCCGAGGTCGTAGTCGTCGGAGACTGGCGCGGCGTTGACCGTGATGTTGCTGTAGCCGCCGTCGAGGTTGAAGCAGTTGGCGTTGGTGTCGGACTCGATGCGGGTGTCGAGGTCTGCGCTATCGTCATTGATGACGAACGCCGAGGCGGAAAGAGACACGCGAATCTTCCCGGCGACCTGGTCTCGGATGAGCAATTTTGCCGTGTCGTAGTTGGTTCCGATGTAGAACTTGCAGGCCCCCGATCCGTTGTCCTCTATCTGTATTCCGACGATTTGCGCATCGCTCGACCCCAAGATATCCACGGAACACCACGGGGACGACTGTCCGATGCCCAGTTGTCCCGAAGACGCATGTGTACGGAAACAATGCGACTGGTTCCCGGCGGAATCGTACCAGAAGAGCGACGACGTGCTCTGGTCGTACCACAATTGCGATCCGCCCGTCAGCCCCACCGCCAAATCGCCCTGGGCGGCGGCAAGGGTAGTAGTGCCGGCATTGAGCCAATTCTTGACAGTTGTTGCACCAGCAAACGTTGCATTGCCAGTAGAATCTAACGTCAAAAGACTCGCGCCGATCGTAGCTCCTCCGCTTGCCGCCGTGGACAACACCAACGGATCGCCCGCAACGCTGTTGTCGATTCCCCAGGCATAGGAGATCGTCGAACCCAACGCGAGGCGCAGATATGCATCGCCCGTGCTTGACTGGGTAATCGTGATGCCGGGTTCGGTAGCGTGGGCCGTCGAAAATAGGCCGATTACACTCGCGTCCGGCGCAACCCCAATCCCAATCCCCGCGAATTGGGGCTTATCGGTGAGGCCGAGAGGCTGCGGAGTAAATCCCTGCGGAGGGGTATATAGATGCGGTGCCATTGTCTCTACTCCTCGGTGTACACAAGTAATTCTTTCACAGTCGCGCCGACGGACGTTCTGAAGTTAAAGGGGTCGTCGGGATGACCCAAAAATGAGAACGTCATCAGCGTGTCGGCAACGATAGCCGCGCCGTTGTTCATGAGCTCGTTCGTGGCGAGGCCCGCGAGACCGTGCCGGCGAGAGAAGACGCCGGCGGTGCCGAGGACGACTTGAACGTGCACGCGGCATATGCGCGAGACCGTGATATCAGTCGTCTTGATATTCGTGTCGGCCAGGACGGCCGCTGGCGTGTGTCTGTAGAGCAAAGCCAACGCGCTAAAATCTGGCATTTCATCCTCCTGTTACGCCGGATCCGCCCATGTAATCCCACCGCCGGTCGAATGTGGCCAGTACATGCCGAAGTATTTCCACAGGAAGTGTTGGATCTTGGAGCCGACTTCCGAGTCGGTCCACGTGAAGACGTCGTCCACGAGGAATGGCGTTGATCCGCCGACGGGCGCATACCAGAGACCGTCGAAGTTCTCGAAGGGCCCGAAAACGAAGTCATCGATAAGAAGTTGCCCGCCCGTGCGGCTCGATAACTCGATCTCGAACGTCGGGTCCTGCTTGTCGAACGTCTTGTACCAGCTGTTCGCGCCGATCGCGATCCGGAGTATGTTCCATCCGGTTTGTGCGACGAGCGAAACTGTCGCGTTGACGTTTCCGACGGTCAGCTTGAGCGTCCCGTCGCAACTTCCGATCTGACGATTGTAGGCGATCTGCGCGTAGTAAGGCCGGCCGCGATCGATCGCGACATTCCGCCGGCTGAACGCCTGCACGATCTTGTTGTTGTCGGTGAACTTCACAGACGCCGGCGCCGGAGACTCGCCGGCATAATCGCGGTAGTAATTGGTCGCGTCGATGTCGAGTTTCGCAATCGTCGTGACGGTCCAGCCGTACAAATCCGTCACAGCGCCGATGGCCCCCGAATACTGCGCGAAACTCGGGTTGTCCGTGTAGTCGGAACTCGTGCGCGCCGACATGCATTTGACTTGCGCGACCTTGCCCGAGCCCGTTCGGATCAGCTCGTCTTTCGAGGCGGTCGCGCCGCGAAACTCGAACACCTCCTCGTGCTTCGTAGCGCCCGAGTTCGCGTCGGCGACGCACTTGACGACCTTTGCATCTGCTGAGCAGTTTTCGATCGCGTAACCGTAATCGTCGGTCGTCAGGCGATTTATCGTTCCATTGCCGACGTTCGACAATCCCGCCGTTGGCGTCGCGTAAGTGAATTGACGCGATGTGATCTTCTGCGTGTTGTCGTGGTTGTAAACGTAAATGCGCTTCAAAATACTCCCGATGTCATTCTCTGGCGCCTTGATGTATTTTCCGTACTCAAGGATCAGAGGAGCGAGCGCTGCGGCCCCTGCCCTGATACTCGCGTCGAGACCGGCACGCATCGAAGCAAGACCGGTCATCACGTCGGCGCTGTAGTCAGTTTCGAGCGCCTGGATGATCGTGTCTTCGAGGCCGATGTGGTTCGGCGTGTTGACGCCGGCCCACTTGCGCGCCTCGTCGCAGAGCTTTACGATATTCGAGATCTGCGTCTGTATTTCGGCGAGTGTCGGGCTGCTCATAGTCTAGAAATCCTTTTCCTGTGGCACCGCCATTTCGGGCTCGGCGACGCGTGGCGGAAGCGGCATCATTCGGGGCGGTTCCATGGAGCGCCAGCCGTCGGGCATGTTGTCGGTTATCTCGACCATCCAGAGGTAACAGGCGGCCGGAATATCCGATTGCCGGTTCAGCTCAAAATGCTTACTGCGCAAGTCGTGGATCTCTCCGAGCTGCTGCGGCCCCTTATCCTTTGCGACCTCGTTCTGCGTCCAGCCGCGCCAGCGGACAACCTTCTGCTGCACGTCGGAGAGGATTCTTTCCTTCTGATCCTCGGTCAGCATGTAGATCGCGCCGCGCTTGTTGACGCGCGACATCTCGCCCGTGTTGGGGTCCTGCGTCACGTCCTGCGTATAGCGCGGGAAGCACTGTCCGCCGGCGTAGAAATTGAAAACTGGGGCATCCTTGAAAACGCCAAGCCAGTAGCGCTTGCGCGTCGGTTGCTCTGGCGCCTTGAAGTCGAACTTGATCGCCAAGGCGTTCAGGTTCACCGCCTGCGCCGGCGTTGGCAACTGCGCCACATTCGGAACCGTCGCGGTCTTCATCACGCTCGTCTCTCTTTCTTCGCGACCCATCTCTTGCTCCCGGAGTAAGTGACCGAGGCGGGCTCGTCGCCTCCGGTCCTGATATTTCGCGCACGGCCGCGCATTTCCTCGAAATCGAGGAGTAACTGACTTAGTTGTCGATCATGCAGCACTGATAGGGCAGGAAGACGCCGAAGCCGTAGCGGGCTTCCCAGGCCACATACTCCTCGTCACGCTTGCGCGCTTCGTCGGAGTTCTCGGCCGTGGCGATCATCGTGCGGAGATCCTCGCGGACCTGGCGGAAGACCGCCTTTTTGTGCGGGTTGTCCAGGAAAACGAAGATGTCGTTGGTCGTGATGCGGGCGGTCGGCCAAAGCTCGATGTTCCGGCTGAAATCCTGCCAGATGTTCGAGACGGCCGCCGCGCCGACGTTCTCGGCCGCTGCGACGTTCATCTGCGGGCGGATGCGCGTGCGCTGCCTCACGGCCTCGCGGACAACCTGATCGTTCGCGATCCCGTAGATCACGACCAGGCCCTTGTCGAGTACGCCGCGATCCCAGAGTGGTTGGCCTTGCGGATCGAGGAATCCGCCCATCTGAACGGTGGTGCGGTAGATGTCGTTGACGACGGCTTGCGAGCTTGCCACGCCGGAGCCGGTCAGAAGGTTGCCGTTCGTGATCCCGAACCGGGCCGCCCCGGCTCCGTCGGTCGCCGAAAAGATCGCCGCGCCGTCGGGAGCGGTGACTGTTCCGGGCAGGAGGTCCAGATTCGTCGTGGAGAGCAGAACCTGAAAGAACACGCGCTCGGCAAGCGTCCCGAAGTTCACGCCGGCCTGGAAGGCCTGGTCGTAGAGGGTCTTCGTTCGATCGTCGAAACGATCGTTTCGATCCCACGAGACGCCATTCGCCCACTCGTAGTTGTAGACCGTGAAGTTCTTCGAGCCGAAGTTCCCGAATTTCACTTCGCGACCTCGCGGCTTTCGCGCGGGGTAAGGAGCCTTCTCGAAATAGCCGTGGATCTCATACGCCCCGCCGCTCGGGACGTTCATGTCCATGACCATGTTGAGCAGCGCGTCGTTGTCAGTCCCCTGCGTCTTCCACGCGTCGGCGAAGATAGACGTGATCCCAGGAACCAGAACGCTTGCGGCGTTGACTTGCGCCTTCATCGGCATCGTTTGCTCCTGTTAGCTTCCGTTCATGTCAAGGTCCTCCAAAAAGCCCCGTAACTGTCGCCCCTAATTCGGGCGCGTAAGTACGTCACGCCGCGTCGCTAATTACCCAGCATCCGCTCGACCATGATGTCGAGGAGCACGAGACCGGCCGAAGAGGCGGACGCCATCGCGACTTCGATATCCAGGAGGTCGCCCTCGTGGAATTCGTTATCGGCGGTGATCGCCGATCCGGTCTTCTTCGCGCCCTGCGCGTCGGCGAGGACGACCTGAACAACGCCGCCCGTCACGTTCGTGCCTCCGATCTCCAGGTTGTACGACACGTCGGCGCCAGCAGTCGCGAGGGCCTGTACGACAATCCCGTTCACCGAGATGAACTTGCCGTGGTAGGGCATCACGAGACCCGTGGCGACGTTTCCGGCACCGGCCACGACTCCGGAAACCGGGATGTGCCACACGTCGCGCGCGTTGCCGGCGAGCTGTAGGACCGAATTCGAAACGAAGCCGAGCAGGAGCACGTCGCAGTAAGTGGACGTGCGGTACGAGATGACGATCCCGATCGGGACTCCATAAGTCGGACGCGTGAGAGTGAACGTGTTGTCGTCGGTCGCGTAGACGAGCTTGCCGACGTCGCCGAGGGCCGAAACACCGGTCACGCTCACGTTGCAAAGCACGCCGGGCCCGGTCTCGACTGACTGCGTCGGGATGGGGACGGCCGAGGTGTTGCCGAGCTTGTTCTTCTGGCCGATTCCGAAGGGAATCAGTCCGGCGGTCGCCGCCGCCCACGGAATGGTGCGGCCTCGAGTCGCGGCGGTGGCGTGCGTGGGGCCGCCGATTCCGCAGTATCCGCCGGAGTACTCCTGGATCGTCGTGGCGACCTGCGCATCGTAGGACGAAAACCCTTCGAGGGTGCGGGTCGTGTCAGCGGACAGAGCCATTCGATGCCTCCTAGGTCTTCTTCATGGCTGCGATCTCCAAAAATCACCCGTGACTGTCAGCCCTCTTCGCGTCATGCGCGCGGGGCCGCGTATTAAGCAAACGGCTGCGAGTTACAGCCCGAGTTACTTCCCGGCCTTCATCGACGCGACGCGCTCCTTGACGTTCAGCTCCAAGTGTCGGGCGAGGGGGAGCGGATAACCGGTCGAGCGGAGAAGCTCCCACTCGTCGCGACAGACGCGCGCGGCGGCCAGCTCGTCGGGGTTGGCCGCGAACTTCGTGACCTCGGCCGGGTCTTCGAGCTGGAGCGTATGGCCGATTTGACGCTCGAATGCGGCCAGGTTCGCCGGCGGGTCCTTGGGGACGCTCGCCTGGTACGTCTTGACGAACAGGTCCACGTGTTCCTGTCCAATCGCCGCGAACCTCTCGACGACTCCGCGGAGGTCCGGTTTCTGCGGATAGCCTTCGAGGTCCTTCATCGCCTTGTCGGCGATGCCCTTGACCTTCGCGACCTTCTCGCGCTCGCCCTGCTCGGCTTCGAGGGCCGACAGCCGGGCCTGAAGAAGCGTGATCTGGTCGGCGGCGGCGACGGCCGCCATCTTCGTCGCCTCTTCCTTCACGGCGTCGAGCTGCGTCTTGCCGCATGTCCCCTTGCAGCCCTTCACACCGCACTTACCGCAAAGCTCGCTCGCGTCCTTCGGCTCGACCGGAACTGTCCCGGCGTTCGGCGATTTGTCGGCCATCTGGTTTTGGCCTCCATTTGCAGGACTCGCGGCGCCCGGCAACGCAAAACCCAGGTGCGCATTGAGCGCCCCAAGGTGCGTCATCAGGCTTTTAATCGCGTCGAGGACCTCGCGCGACGACGGTTCAGCCGCCTTATCCCCGTCGTCCTTTTTCTCGCTTGGACTCCCGTCCTCGTCTTTGGGTTTCGCCTTTTCTTTCTCGTCCGCGTCCTCGCTCCTGATTTTTTCGTCCGTGGGTTTCTCCTCCTTCCCGTCCTTGGATTTCGATTTCTCCTCGTCCTTGCCCGGGGAGGAGCGCTTGTCACCTAGCTCGAATGCGAAGAGGGCGGCCACGGCGCGCGATCCTCGGCGAAAGACCGAGCCGCGAGAGAACGTGCCGATGTTGGCAGAGCGCACGACCTCGAGATTTTGCTCGACGTTGTCGGCCTTCACCGGCTCGCCTTCGTCAACCATGCGCTCGGGGCGTAGGGGCGGAAATTGGAAGAACGGCATGTCGTCATCAAGGAGCGACAGCGACGTAAGCTCCGGCGTGTTCCAGTCGAGGACTTCGACGGAAACGAAAGGCCAGCGACCTTCTTTGATCTCTGCGAAAATCTCGGGATGGATTCCGAGCAGGTCAGCAAAGAGCGTCCACCGCTTCTCGAATCGCGCGGTGCCGTCCTCCTCGGATCCGACGAGGCAATCGAATTCCGCAACGCGCTTGGGAAGAAAATTCCCGCCGCGCCTCGTTGCGGATCGGCCGTGATGCTCCAGGTGGAACGGATTCAGGATCCCCTGGCGCTGATATTTCGATTGGTGGAACTTGACCGCCCTATCCATCCACTCGCGCCCGATCGGGGTCTTGACCGACGGTTTCGCACCCTCGGCCAGCTCCGCGAAGATCGGCACGTCGTAGATGTCCCACGTCCCGTCGGCGTTGTGGTGCGCGGTGAGCGACGCACCCCAGCGCGACAGGGTGCGAGTTTCGGCGGCGGCATTAGGCGGCATAGATCCTCCGATCGGGGCGGATGGCGATGAATCCGGGATCGGGTCCCGCGCGATTGATGGACGCGGGAACGGAGCGGAGGACCATGCCGTCGCGCAAAAGACCCCGGCGCAAAAGCTCAAAGCGCGAGACAAGCCGGATCCCGCAGCGACAGTTGTAACCGAGGGGCGGGGAGATTCGGCTCCATATGGCATCCCCGGGCGGCGCGATCGTGCCGTCGGCGGCCTTGTGATTCGGTCGCGTGTTCGCGTCGCCCACGGCGTTGAATTCGATCGCACCGATCACGTCGTTGACGTCGCCGGATTCGGCCTGTCGGAACCGGCCGGCGGTGTAGGCGCTCGTGCAGTTCGTGCGGTACACCGTCTCGGCGTAGGCGCGCGACCAGTCGGCGATCTCTTCCAAGGTCTTCTCGCCCTTGTCGACTCCCCAGCCCTCGACCATGCCCTTCTGGATCGCGCGTTGAACGCGCTGCGAGACCTCAATCTCGGCCGCGCGCGCGGCTGCGAAGCCGTGACGCTGATAGACGCGTGCGACCTCGGCGGCGTTGCGGGCCAGCTCAGGCCGGCGTGTAACCATATCCCACACCGCTTCGTCGAAAACGACCATGGGGACCTCGACGGAGGACGGACCGGTCCCGGAGGTCTTGTTGCGCCCTCCACGCGCCTCGTCGGCCTCCAGGAGCGCCCGCCGGCGGCCCAGCATGTCTGCGCCGGCCATCTTGCGCGTGAGGAGTTCAGCGAGGATTTCGACGGCGCGTTCAGCCCCGACGCCGGCCTTGCGCGCCATGGCGTCGCCGATCTGTAGGAGCGCCAAGGCAAAATCCTTCGTGGTTTTGCCGAGCAACCGCTCGAGTTCGTCCAACGGATCAAGCATCAGAGCGGTCTCCGAAGCCACGACGCATCCGGCGACGGCGAGAAACCGGCGCAGTCGTCGCAGAGCAAACGATCGATGTTGACTCTGAAGACCATCGCGTACAGAACGTCGAGCACCCGTCGCATGTCGCGCTTCGCCTTCCGGCACATGTCACACGTCGGAACCGAATGAAAAAACGTCACAAGCTCGTCCTCGACGGATGGACGATCACGACTCCGCCGCCGTGATGGACGGGATCCTCATGATCCGTCTTGCCGGGGAGGTATCGATACTCGCTCGGCAAGGGGTAGATTCTGATCAAGTCGCGCGACTCCCTGACTGACTCCTCGAACGCCTTGATTTCGTTTCCGATGTACGCGCGCGGGTTTTCGCGCAATCTCTGTATCACGCGCCGCAGAAACGTTTTCGTGCGGTCGTTGTTGGCGAACCACATGACGCAACTGGAATATTTGCCGCCGGGCCCGCGATAAAGAGCGGCGTCATAATGGTCGCCGGCGGCAAGGGCAAGAATTTTGTTTGGCGTCTGAACGAAACGGAGATCCGCATCAAGCCAGCAAACCGAATCGGGACAATTCGAGACGAGGGCGTCGTAGACGTATTGGAATTTCTGTTGCGTCACCTCGCCCCAATCCATGTTGGGGAACTCGCGCCGCTCAATCGCACTTTGTAGCCCGAGCTTTTCGAGATCGGCTTGTAACGCGGCGGCCTTGACGACGTAATCGGCCGTGAAAAACGAGACGAAGCGGATCGACAGCCCTTTATCAGACTGCGAGGGTAGAGACTGTTCCTTGGCCTTCGTCTCGATCTTCACGGCCGTCTTGCCGGCCGCATTCGCGTTGATGTAGTCAGGATATTGCTCGTGACGCATGGTCTCACCCTTACGTCAACACGACGACGTTTCCTTCGACGCGAACCATAGTTTTCACGGCGGCCGCGATCAGACCATCGAGCCAAGTCTTAACGTCGGTTTCGCGTCGCCCGGCCATAATGTCGCCCAAGTGCGTCTCACTCAGCACCGCCGCCGCACCCGAGTTTTCGGCAACGGTTACAGGTAGCGAATTTCCGCTCACGGTCGCCGAGTACACCAGTTTGTTGTGAGCCGGAACGCCCTCGCGGTCCGGCACGCGCTCGATGCTGTCGACGGTCTTCGTCGCCATGTCTTGCCCTCGTAAATTACCGCGTCACGAGCTGTAGCGGCCCTTTCGCCGGCGCCGGCGGGATCTCGCAAGCTTTCACGATCTGCTTCGGGATCAGCGCGTCCACCGCGGTGTCGATTGCTTCTCGCGACGCGGTCGACCACGACAGCAGCGCCGACGCCTTGATCCTGATCTCTGTGTCCACGCAGATCGCCTTGTGGTGGATCGGCGCCCACGGAATCACTTTGAGCACAACGGGCCCAGCCGGCTTGTCGCCACGCATGGGCTGGATCTCGCGGAGAAGGCAGAGATTTCGAATCGAAATCGTCCCGTCGCTTTGATCCGTAGCTGGCCGACCAATTTCATCGAGGAAAATCTCGCAAAGCGCCTCCGCGAATTTCTCCAGCACGACGACGCACCAGACCCACTTCGCGTAGCTCAGGTTTTCCTTGACCTTAGTTTCGCAGGTGGCCCCGTCGCTCATTTCCCATTCCTTCTTCGCGTAGTACGGATTTTCATTAAGATTGGTTTCGCCGTTGTTCGGGTCGCTCATTTCCCATCCCCTGAAATCGCCGACGCATTTTCCGCCTCGGCTTTCGCCTTCGTGTCCGCGTTCGCGTCCTTTTCGTCGCCCGATTTATCCTGATCCTTCGGCGCTTGCCCGGACCCGCCGAAGGCATTGGAGGGGAACAAGGATTGCTGCGCGTCTTCGAGCGGATCGAGAACTTGATCACCCTCGGCCGGCCGAGTGAGTCCGAGCTTTTGGTAAGCCTCTTCTTCGAGGACGGGCAGTTTGAGTTCGCGGCGGGCCTTGACGAGAATGTCCGCGTTGACGGCGAAAGATTCGTTGGGCTTCTGCGTCGTTTCGAATTTCGGCTTGGCCGCGTCGGAGAGTCCAAGCAACGCGAGGTTCGTCGCGTTCTGCCGCCAGACGAGCCCGATCAGATCCCGCGTGATCGCCTCGTCAACAACCTCGCGCTCGTAATCGAAAATCGTCTCCGACGTTTCGGCCTCCGTCTCCGCTTGACCTCCGTGGCCTGTCGCACGCACAGCGCCCCCGGACGGGCGAACCGATCCGGTCAAGAGGCGCGTGATGCACGAGTCGCAATACTCCAAAAAATCGAAGACCTGGCGATGGCCTTCGCCGCTCGGCCATTTCACATCGAACGTGTCGGACTTGTCGAAGACCAAGCCCGTCTCGGCCTGCATCTTCCGAATCCATTCGAGCCATTTATCCACCACGACGTCGTTGGGCTCGGCGACACCTGCGCTCCGAAGCCCATCGACGCCGACAACGGGAAGTCCGCGCGCCCACCGCTTAAGACCTTCGAGCCCCTCTTCGAGCACGACGCCCTTGACGTAGTGATAAAAATAAATCGCCTCCATCAAACCGCGCCCGTAACCGTTGCGGCACTCCTCGTCGTTGTAGACGAGCTTGACGAACCACTCGGGATTTGTGATCGGGAGCCAGCGGGAGGACGTGATCGAGAAGATCATCATAGTGACCGTGAGGCCCTTCGGCCGCATCTTCTCGTCGCGAACGATCTGCGGGCGGAAGTGAATCCGGCGCCGGTCAACATCGCGAAGTTTCGTCGGAACCCACCATGGCAAACGCACGAGCGTTTTTCCCGCGCGCATCCATTGCCGCTCGCCCTCGACGTACTGGTATGAACGGCCGAGGATTGAGCCGTCGGCCAGCTCGCGACGTGCCATTGTGAAATTGTCGATGCGCGACAGGAGCGAGCGCATGACGCCGGCGACGATCTTGTCTTTCGGATCGTCACCGCCGGGTTGGCATGTCCACTCGCCGCTCACGATCGACGAATTGCGCTGATTTCGCCCGGCCATGATCACCGGGTCGCGGAGCATCACTTCCCAGATGTCCGGCTCGTTGGTCTCGGGGTATGATGGCGAGAAAAGCCGGTAGTTATTCCACGCCGAAACTTGGGCGAACCCGTAGAGGTCTGATATGATCGAGCCGCGCGATTGCTGGACTGCTATGATTGCCACGCCAATATTTTGGCGCGGCACCTACTCGGAGAAAAGTACCACCGTGACTTTACCGTGACTTTACCGTGACTTTTGCTTTTCGTTGTAAAGCATTGTGGACAACGAATCTTAGGGCGCTTGCGAGAGATCTGGAATCTTTTTTCGCGATTTCTACCAAATTGCTGTAATCGTCATCCGAAATCTGCACATCAAGACGCCGCCAAATCTCTTTCGAGTAGGCCATGAAAATCTCCTGTTGCCCCCCGGTTATCCCGGCCCCCGGCCGAATGCATCACGCCAATTCACGACGCGCGGCGCGTAGCCAGCGAGCGGCCCGGACTTCTTGCGCTCACGCTCCTCACGCTCAGCGGCTTCGCGCTGGGCCTGCTCGTCGTCGTAGTCTTCACCGGATCCGTTCGAGTTCGATCTTCTCGATCCGCCCGAGTACTTGAGCGACAAGGATGCCATCTCGGGCTTGTTGATCAAGAGACACGCATACGAGGTCACGTCGACCATGTCGTCATGTTCCGCAAGCGGGAATCCTCCAATCTCGGTTTCGTAATCGACGAGCCACGGCGCGGACTCTGGAAAAAAAACCTGTCCAGCCTCTAGCGGCGAAGACGCGACGAGCACGCGCGCGATCTTGTCCCGATCCGCTTCGAGTTCGCGCGAAGCGATTCCGGCGGCACGGACGCGCTGCACGAAATCGAGTTGGAACTGGACGCTCTCGATCCACGCGACGATGGCGCCGTTTCGCGACATGAACGATTTCAAGCGCCCGATCTTGTCGGCACCGTCGATGTGGTCACGCTCGATGTCGAGCAGGAACAGTCGCCGCTTTTCGGCCTCATATCCCCACGCGCCGAAAACGGTGTAGTCCGCAAGCTCGCGCATCGAGGCCGCGAGATCCACGGTCACGAATCGAAAGAGCGATGCCGGATCGATCGCGGGCTCGAAATCGCCGCGCGGGACGATGAATCCGGACTCCAATTTCGCGTACCGCTTAAGCCAATGCGACTTGATGAGTCCGCCGCTTCGCGGTGTGGGCGATTGCTGGAGCTGGCCAGACGTGCCGTAAGGTCCCAGCTTTTTCTTGAGCTGGACCATCTCCTTCGGTCCGAACCGTTCGGGCCAGAGCAAATCGCCCTCGGCCCTTCGCTGATCTGCAACGCCAAGCACTGTGACGCATCGCCGGCCGTCGTATTCAGCCGGTAGACAGAGATGCACCCAATCGCCTTGCGTGAGGACATGAGCGGACAAATCGCCATGATGCACTCGCTGCATGACGATCACCTCGCACGATTCTTTCGCGTCGTTCTTGCGCGTGGACCAGACCTGATCGTACCAGTCGATGACACCCTGTCGCACGATGTCCGATTCCGCCTCGTTGACGTTGTGCGGGTCGTCAATCACGAGAACGTCGCCACCCTCGCCCGTCACTGATCCGCCCGTCCCTGCCGCGATGCGATATCCGCCTTGGTCGTTGTCGTACCGGCTCTTGACGTTCTGGTCGCCGGCGAGATGGTAGCGACTCGACCAAAGGTCCTGATACCACGGCGAATTTATCAAGCGCCGCGACTTGACAGCGTCGCGGATTGAAAGGGATGCGGCGTACGACGCGTATAAGAGCCGCGTCTTCGGGGCCCGCGACCAAATCCAGGTTGGCCAGAACACGCCGACCTGAAGCGATTTCATATGCCTCGGCGGAATGTTGATCAGCAAGTTTCGGATTTGTCCCGACGTCACCGCTTCCAGGTGTTCCGTTATCGCATCGATATGCCAGCCAGGGACGAACGGGCGCGGCTCGACTCGCCGCCACGCGTCGGCGATGTACGCGCGCAAGCTCGATTGATAATGCGCCCGATCAAGTTCCTTGATCGACGGCGCACTTTCTGGCGAGTTCTCGCCAGGTGTTGATTTCATCGGGCGTCAGCCTCGTCAGGTCGTATTTCTGCTGCTGCACGCTGACGTTGATCTGCTGGTTGAGCTGGACGGCTTGCGCTTGCTCGGCCTGGGTCAGTTGCTTTTCGTGGCGCTCGATCGCGGCTACCAGCGTGTCCGTAATGTACTTCGCCCACGTCAAGTCGCCGCGCTTCGCCCGATTGATTCCTGTAGCAAGTATTTCGTCGAACTCCGTGCTGACTTTTCCTTTGCCTTTGGTTACAACGGCCATCAACGCACGCTCAATTCGCGCCCTGATATTTAGGGATCCTTTCGGCCTTCCGCATCCCGGCAGCGCTTGACCCGGCTTTATGTTCACAAGATTTTTTAAGCACTTTGGATTGTACGTCATTGGTTTCGGCTCCACCGTTTTTAATTCGTTATTTCACCCATCTCCAGAATCACCTTCACCGCCGCCGACCAAAGCACATCCTCCTTGCTCGTCATCCTCGGCCCGCCGTCTCTCGATTTGTGGAATTTATTTTCCAGGGTTTTGCACACGGTGTCAAGGGCGCGGCGAAAGTTATTTTGCTTTTTTTTCATTTGGCATCTTCTCCGCTGGAGCGTGATCGCATCCGTGAATGCAACAACTATGACATTTTCGGCCTTGGGGATACGCTACGTTCAGATAAAACTCCCAAGTGACCCATACTAAATCAATAAGGCAAAGGATAACGCAGAGAGCAAGGATAGGCATTTCTAGAAAATCAAAAATGGATTCTAGAATCCTATTCATCCCTTGCCTCCTTTCCCGTCCTTGTTGCCGAAAAACTCATTCGCGAGATCCCTCGCCAACTCCTTCGCGCGTTTCGCCGACATCTGCGCGAGGTCGGCGTATAAGTGTTTCGCCACATCCATCTCGTACTGTCGGCGCTCGGCCTGCCGCATTTCCTGCCGCATCATCTCGCACTCGGCCGCACCAGACGCGGCCTTTCCGTCCATGTCGCGCTCGACGGTAACCGACCGCTTGAATTCCTCAACGGCATCGGCCTTGATTTTCTCGATCTGCGCCTGCGTCAGCTTGACATCGCCCTCCGACGCGGCCACGGGCGGAAGATAGCGCAGTGCGTATAGTGACAACCACGCCGAGTAGTCCGCAAAAACCCCGGCAATCTTGACGCGATACCCGTAGGCCTGATTGTGTCCATCGACCTCCATGGCATCAATCTTTCCCGTAATCATCACTCGATCTCCGATCTTGAATTGCTCGCTCATTGCTTGTTCTCCTTGTCTGGCTGGATTAACATCATCGTCGTCATCTTGCTCGATAGGCACCGACCGATCGTTCGCAAGCCATGATGAGTCGGATTGCTCGCTCACTTCGCGCCTCCTTTCGGCATGGAGAACGGACATCTCATTCTGGCGACAATCAACTCCAAGCTCGATGAAATACGCTTGATTCGTTCCACGTTGCATTCAAAGCACCAGTGCGGCGACCATAGCGTCCCGGCATCCTTGCCGCAGCCTGGAGTAATGCATCGCCTTCCCGTATGGTATTCCGGGCCGTTGCCCGGGTGCTGCGGATCTTCAAATGCTTCCAGCCCTCCCCCCGACTTGAATTGCTTTCTCATTGGTTAGTTCCTCAAAACGGCGGAATCGCCGCCTCACCTATTCCGCCAATCCCCATCGTCGACAGGAACCTCCTGCATCGGCGCGCGCGCCAAGTCATCGAATCGCATGCAATCAAAATTTGTCGCAAGTTGCACCGCTCCCGTTCGTCCGCTTCGCTGTTTCCGGATCAGAACCTCGCACGTGCCCTTATGCGTTGAATTCTCGTTATAATACTCGTCGCGGTATAGCATGAGTACGAGATCGGCATCCTGTTCAAGTGACCCTGATTCTCGGAGATCCGATAGAGTAGGGCGCTTGTCCTCGCGATTCTCTGGGCCCCGATGGAGCTGACAAATTGCAACGATCGGGATTCCCAGGTCTCGCGCGAGTTCCTTGAAGCGGCGCGAAATCAACGTCACTTCCTGCTGACGATTTTCCGCGTTGCGCGAGCCGCGCATGCCGGTCTCTCGACAATCAAGCATCTGGAGATAATCCACGTAGGCGACTTTGATATCGAATCGCGTCTTGTAATCGCGTATCGTTGCAATTGCCTCGATCAATCCGAATCGTCGGGGCGCGACGACGTGAATCTTTTTTTCCTCCGCGACCTTCGCGGCCATGGCAACGATTCGCTCCATCTCCTCAGCCGATACGCGTCGCTTTCGAATCGCCTCGCCGCTCACGCGCGCGCGGGAAAGCAAGATTGATCCCATGATCGCGGACGCCTCGACTTCGTAAGACAAAATCAGGGATGGCAGGCCGGCATCGAATTGACGCGACATGAAATTATAACAAATTGTACTCTTGCCCATCCCCGGCCGGCCTGCGACGATGACAAGTTGCCCCGGCTGAAATCCCAAGACCAGATCGTCAAGATCCCGATATCCCGTCCGCACGAGCCCCGGCGTTTCGCTCTCGCCGCGCGACGTTTCCCACTCGCCGAGGACCTGCCGGACAAGCTCTTCCGTCGAAAGCGGGGCCGCGTCATCCATCCGCCGGGCCTGCTCCTGTAGCACGCGATCAGCCGCCGCGAGCAGAGATTCAATTTCGACCCCGGGATCTTGCGCACCCTGCGCGCTTGCCGTCGCGGACGCGATGAGTCTCCGGCGAACGGCGTCAGCCCTGACGATCTCCGCGTAGAATTTTCCGTTCGTTACAACCGGCGCCGAGCCCAACACGTCGAGCAAATATCCATCTGGCACCTTCGCGTTACCGCGCAGATGCTCCTCGAGGAGGATAGGATCAACGCCCTTGCCGGCCATCGCGCGATCCGCAATAGCCCGGCAAATCTCGATGTTCCCGGAGCCGTAGAAGTCCTCGGGGCTCACCAAGCGTAGCACGGCCGGGATTTGCGCGTTATCGCGAATCATCGCGGATAGCGTCGCCTTCTCAGCGTCGGCGCTGTGCGGCACGTGATTATTTGGCGCGGCGATCATGGTCACTCCTTCGCGGGCCCGGACTTGGATGCCGGCGTATTGCTTTCCCGCACCGTCCTATTGACGAGCGACAAAAAGTCTGTGTTGTCGAGCGGCGATCCCGGATCGGCGACGTGAAATTTCGGCGTCTGTGTTTCTGGCGGTTTCGGTATCTCGTCTTCCCAGCGGCGTTGGTTGATCCAGGTTGCGGGGTTCGGGATGTAGTCCCCATTGTCCTTTTTCCATTGAGGCGTTTCCTTCTGGCGCGTGATCATGGCCAGGAGGGTTTCGACGTCGGGTTTTCCCTTCGCCTTCGTCCAGGCTCGAGCGGCTGCGCCCTTGCCGACTTTCTTCGGGTAGCACGCCCAAAACATTTCGAAATCCGGAGGATAGTTTGCGGCGGAAGCCGAACCGGAACAATTCCCCCCGGAGGGGGGTAAGGGGGGTGTTGTTGTTTTAGGAACAGCAACAGCAACAGGAACAGCAACAGCAACAGCAACAGTAGCGCATTTGTCCCGGGGACGTCCGGTGTTTGTCCCGGGGACGTCCCGGGGACATTTGAGGGCTCTTTGTCGTCGCTTCTTAATGCGCTCCTTGGCCATGCGACGGATGACGCTTCCGCCGTGCTCCGACCAGTCATGTATTGTCCCCGTGTCGGAATTGAGAAGCTTGCAGTCTCTTATTGCCTTCACGAACGTCTTCGCATCGCCAGTCCAACCGGAAACGTCGGCGATTTCGTGCGCCGACAGGTCGCTTACGTCTCCGTCGGGGCGGTGGACCGAGACCCAGGACCAGAGCAGGACGAGATGCCCAATGGCCTCGGCTTTGCCTATCTTCAGGCGCTCTTTAAGCCGGACGAGCTTAACGTGCTCTCGAAGGCCCGAGTCGACCAGGATCTTCACGTCGTCCTCCCTTCCCCGTATACGATCGGATCAATGTACAAAACTGGAATCCCGATACTTCTCGCGTATTCGATTTCTTCCTTGATGCCCTTCGAGTTTTCCCACCCAGGAAGCTTAAGCACCCAAAGCTCGTTGCAAATCGTCAGCATTTCAAAGTCAAACGATCTCCAAAATTCAAATCCAACCGGGAAATCTCCAATCTTGGCGAGATGATGCGTGTAAACGATCGGTGAAAATATCTTCTTGATTCCTATTCTAGTGCATCGCGTTACATAGTCAAACGCCGCCCGATATCTATCCTCCCTCACCGCCGGATCCGGATGCGTGTAGGGGCTCGCCAGGTAAATCATTTTGCCTCCCCGAAATTCAATACCTGCTGCTGCAATCGACGGACGGCGATTTCGCAATAACGCTCTTCGATCTCGATGCCGATTGCGCGAAGCCCCAAATCCCTCGCGGCCCGCAATGTTGTTCCGCTTCCCATGAATGGGTCTAATACGATTTGACCGACTGATGCATGAAGGCGGAGGAATCGCGCAACAAGCGGTATCGGCTTTTCGTTTGGATGTTGCCTTTCTATTACAGGCGTATCCCTAACGATATTAGGCGTTGTAATATTATCGTTCGCCCAAAGCAACTTTCCACCGATGCGATGCGCGATCATGACGAATTCGTAATTTCTTCGATATCTCCATCCAAGCCCGTTTCCTCTGGCGCTTTTGTCCCATACGACGGCCTGGAAAAATGAAAGCCCCTTGTCGTCCATTCTGCTGGCCGTCCATGCGAAACTCGGCCGGGGACCGCCGCCGCCGGCGCAGCAGTAGCAGCAGCAGCAGTCACGCTTCAATATACGCACGGCCTCGATCAGCGCGCAATCAATAACTTCGCGCGTTGATTTTTCATCGTCATTGCGAATCGGCATGGCATTGTTTTGGCGCGCCCCCTTCACTCCGACTCGTAACGATGATTGTAAGTCATTATCGTTGTTGCGGTGCCCGTATGGAGGATCGGTAAATATCATATCGATGGATTCGTCTTCCAAATTCGGCAATATCTCCCTGCAATCCCCGCAATAAATCGTTATCCCGTCTTCGTCGTAATAAGGCTTCACGTTTTCTCTCCCAGATTCCTTCTCAACTTACTCTCAAGACGTTGAAGTTTCAGTTCCCTGTCCCATGCTTCGTGTCGCCCGGATCGGCACGCGACGAGAACTTGTTTCAATGTTGCTCGCGATAATACGCCGTCCTTGTCGATCCACAGGAACCCCCAGAATTCGCCGATCAGCTTCATTTCATCGTAAGTCAGCTTGTCGCACTTATCCATTCGCTAGCTCCTTAAATGCCCTCACGAATTCCGCCGCAAGGGGCGGCACGATTGCATTGCCATACGCTTTGAGCTGCCCTATCCGCCATGGCATTTGCCCGATGCTTCTCCCCGTCGCCGGGTCACGGAGGACTTTGTACGCGCCATCTTCGCCGGCGCCGCCTCGTCCCACTCCGGCGGAAAACCTTGCAACCAACGGGAAAAAGCGCTGTTCAGCTGGTATCCGCCTGGCTTTCCCGTCCCGGCACTCGATTGCGATGGCGTCAGACCATGCACCGCAACCTCGTTCAGCGACCTCGCGTTCTTCTCGTGCTGATTGCTCCGTCCGTCCTTCCAGTCCCGTGCCGATGCCGTCGACCAACCCGCCAGCTCCACGTATTCCCGAAGATTGCAACATCCCCCTTTCGCTTTTCTCTGCTCCTTGTTCCCGCTCTTGCAATCCGTAGAATCGAAGACTTGAGGCGTCGGCCAGCCGGCCAGACCGACCTGATCCTGAAGACGTAGTGCATGTCCTCCCGCCAGCCTCTTCTCCGCTTCCTGCGCACCCCCGCACATGGCATCCGGCGTGCGCCACCAAGTACAACCTTTGTCTGATGTGCGGCGCCCCGACGCACGCAGCGCACAGATCGGCGGCCCCGACGGCATATCCCAATGCTTCCAGGTCAGCGCGTACTCCGGCGAGCCATTGACGTCCATCCTTGCTACCAACCTGCTCTCCAAATATTGTTGCAGGATGGCACTCGGCAACGAGACGTCGAAACTCGGGCCAGAGATGCCGCGGATCTTTTGCCCCCTGTCTTTTCCCCGCACAGGAGAATGGTTGACAGGGGCAAGATCCGGTCCAAACGGGAACATCATCTGGCCATCCGGCAAGACGTAGGGCGTAGTCCCAGCCGGCGATACCGGCGAAGAAATGGCATCGGGTATATCCCCGGATGTCGTCGGGCTTGACGTCCGCGATTGATCTTTCATCGACGTCTCCAGGAGATATCAGGCCGCCGGAAATCAGATTCCGCAACCACTGTGCGGCGTAAGAATCGATTTCGTTGTAGTAGACCTTCATGTTATTCTGTTCGCTGCGGGGTGCAGCCATCCAGCTTAATCAACAGCCTCTCAAACATCTCTGCATTGCGCTCGTTGAGATACGCTCCGGATGTCAGATGCATTATTACCTGGCAATTCTGATCGAGATCGACAATGGCGTCCGCGTAGCCGTGGCAGTCTCTTCGGATTCGGAGTCTCATTGGACTTATCCCTCCACCTTCCGCAAATGACACGTCCGGGGCCAGTATAGACGCTTGCTCGTGCCGACTTGAACAAGATAGGATATTTCTCGACGTTCCTTGTAGGCGTCACTGGCAACGTATAATCCGATGGGGGCAGAATCATAAGGCGACTTGCCGGGCCAAATAATCGCCAATATTCGGCCTATCTTGGTCTTTTTCTTTCCTCCGGCTCCGCTTGTCCATGTTACTTGGTCACCAACCTTGAAGTTATCCACGGTTCATGAATTCCAAATCTTATTCCTTAGGATATTCGGCATAGTCACAGCTTCTCGACTATATCCCGAATGATGTTGGCAACTGTGTCGTATATCTTGTTGTGCTTTGTAATATATGGCATAATAGTACTCTCGTACACGCTATACTGTTTCCATGTAAGAAATCCTGGGGAACGGGCCGTATAGAACAGAAACCAATGCATCCAATCGCCCCGTTGGCATTCCTTCCACGCCTGCCGCAGCGTCTTATCTTTAGCCCAGAGCCTTGCTTGCACACACGCGCTATGGTGAATAAGCAACTCCTCAAACTTCTTCGCCGACAGATTAGGCAGTTTTACTTGCTGTCCCTTTCAATGAACTTCCCGACGCATTACGCGTCATTCAGTGGGTCATCATATTGCTCTGCCGGGAACTCTCCGGCGAGAATCGCCCTCGCACGCGCAAGTGCGCGGAGGGCGCGGGAGTGGAAGTCACCACTCACATCCGCCGCCGCTCGGATCGCAGTAACCGCCTGCGCAAGGAAGTGCTGGGCCTGGACGGCCGGCCACCTCACATCCGCATCCCGTCGCAGCCGTCGCCACACTCGGATCGCAGTAACCGCCACATGTTGTTCCGCCGCCATGGCCAAACCAAACGCCATCGCCCACGCCGCCTCCGCCGCTCCCCGCGCCGACCACGAGGCTATCCATTCCGACGCCACCGCCGCCGCCGACTTCTCAGAGCGATCCCGACCAGACAGCCACGCAACCGCCCAGCGTCGCGTAACGCAATCTGGAGCAATGCAAATCGCCCATGCAACACGTAAGTCGATAGAGATGCGCGGCAAGGGCAATTCTCGTACCACTCGCACGGACCGAGTGGTCCAGCATTTTAGGCCATCGGACTTGATATATTTCCCCTCCGGATCATTAATCTCTATAGCAAATAAGCGAGCCGTTTGGCCGTACTCCGCATGGATCGGATCGTACAATACGGCCTCTTCCGGCGATTTATAAAAATGTAGGACGCCAGATCCGCACGGGGCCGATCCCTCGCCGGTCGGCGATACGATTTCGCCGACCTTCCATAGCGTCTCGCCAGATTTTCCGCGTCGCGTATAGCCGTCGGAGTCGGTCAGCTTGTAGTAAGTAGTCACGTCGTTGACTCCTTAAAGATCCGACGGATCGTCGTGGAGATATCGCCAGAGACGCATCGTGGCGAGAGTGAACAAGAGAACGATCAGCAGCATGATGGCGAGTAGTTCCATGGCGTCAGTCCTCGATATGGTAACGCCTCTTCGCATCCACAATTGCAGCCTCTATCGATTCGCGCTTAATCCGCTGGTTTTTATAGTCGGATCGCAAACCAAGCATTCCGAGTGATACCTCGATGGCGCGAATTCCTGCTGCCACGCCAGCCTTGAATGTCGCATTGCCCAACTCGGTCACCGCCGAATAAACTCGATCGCGGTGTTTGTTCGACTGCTCGATCCAGTCCATGTCGTTGTCTCCCTAATTTCCAGGTCCCATCGATCCGCGCGTTACCGGCCCCCCGGCAACGCGCGGCCCGGCGGGACCACCCCGCCGTAGAGCCCCAATCTTTATTTAACCGTCCCCGTCCCCGTCCCCGTACCCGTCCCCGTTCCCGTCCCCGTTCCCGTCCCCGTCCCCGTCCCCGTTCCCGTCCCCGTCCCCGTTCCCGTACCCGTCCCCGTCCCCGTACCCGTACTCGTTCCCGTACCCGCACCCGTACCCGTTCCAGTACCCGTACCCGTACCAGTACCCGTACCTGTCCCCGCACCCGTACCTGTCCCCGCACCCGTACCCGTCCCCGCACCCGTACCCGTCCCCGCACCCGTACCCGTCCCCGCACCCGTACCCGTCCCCGTACCCGTACCCGTACCCGTCCCCGTACCCGGGAGAATTCAGATTTACGATTTCCATTTCGCTTCCTCCGAATCGATCAGCGAAATCACTGCCCGCATGGGTGCGCGCACCGTACCGACCGCATCGATCTCTGTGTTTTCCTGCGGTCCCTCTAGCGCGAGTTGGCCCAGCCCCCGCTGGGTTTTCCACCGCCGGATGTTCTTCGCATTTGTGATCACGCACCAGTCGTCAGATATTTCGACATTGCCGACGTAAACAAATCCTCGATCCAGCACGGCGATCCCGAACCCGGTCAAGACCTTCTTTTCCTGCATCGTCCAACCTCCCAAATTCGGTGCATATGCACCTGTTCCGATCCCCGCCTCGATCCGGCTAGTTACTCGGCCCCAATGTCTTGTTCGGCCCGACTCGATCAGACCAGTCGTTTCACTGTCTCCGTTTCCTTGTAGATGTTTCATCCGAGGACGTCGAGGCGATGCGCCGCGCCCTGGCCCGTGTTCCACTTTCTCCGTTTCCATTTAGATGTTTCATCTAGTCAGCCGAATATGTACTGCACATAATGCGATTCTGTTCCACTTTCTCCGTTTCCATTTAGATGTTTCATCATCCTTCTTCGCATCGAGGCGAAGATGGACAGCAAGTTCCACTTTCTCCGTTTCCATTTAGATGTTTCATCGGCCTTCACGCAAGTCGATACGTTCCAAGTTCCATCGTTCGCATTTTCGAGCGTCGACATATTTTCATCGCATAACACGCCTCCAATTTGCGCCCCATCCGTATATTCTTTACGCCGTTGATTTTAAACCCGCGAGCGTCTGTGAGGCGGCTATTCACCACCTCGACGCTCGCGGGCGGAAACGGAGATTAGCCGGAGGACGTTCCTCCTTCTCGGTTCTTCGCGGTCGGATTACATCCCGATCCGCTCCCCGAAGGGCCGCTACGGCCCCGTGAAAGATCGTTCTTTGCCGCGTTAAATTCGCGGTCTTCCTTGTGCCCGCATTTGGCGCACTTCATCGTACGCCGACGAAGCGGGATCTTTTCGTTGATGTGTCCACATTTCGAACATGTCCGCGTTGTGTCCATCGCTGGGACTTCATGGAGCGTCCTATGTCGCTCCTCGCATTTCCACTTCAGGAAATCAACGAATTTGGCAACGGCGGCATTCAGGATCGTCTTGGCCTTGACGCCGACCTTCTTGTACTTGCTCCCGCCGCTTTCTTCGGCCATTTTCGCGATGTCCATTTTCTCGATCGCGATAACCGAGCAATCGCGCGAAAGCCGATGCGCCCACTTTTTCAGGAAATGTTCGCGGCTCCGCACCAGGTGCTTAAAGGCTTTCTTTCTCAATTCCATCAACTTTCGCCATCGACCGGAACCCTTGCGCCGTCGAGATGCCACGCGATCGAATCGCGCGATCTTGCCGAGTATGTCAAGCCATCGGTCGCGCGGTATCTCGACTTTCAAGCCGTCGGTTCTGGCGATCAGATTGCGACAGCCAAGATTCACGCCGATTTCTTTCTCCGCTCCCCGCTTCCATGTATCTTCGACGGCGAATGATAATCGTATATACCAGCCGTCCGGCTCACGCTTTATCGTTGCGGATCGGATGTCGCCCTTCACGTGCCTGTGCACCCGCACCTTGAACCCCTTGGCCTTGCCTATGTCCATCTCGCCGAATTTGCCAGAGCCGTAACGCAATTTGATTCGATCCGGCTGCCAACAATCAAGCGTGTTGTATTCTTGCCGCTTCATAAACCCGGGCGGCTCCGGTCTCGGTTGTCCCGGCTTCCAGTTTTTCAGGTTCCCGCGAAACGCCTTGTATCCGGCTTCAATTCTCGATGCCACCTCGCGCGTCACCTCGCACGGCACGTCGGCGGACAAAACGGGAAGCGCATGCCGGGCCTGCGTCACGAACGCCGAGCACTCCTTGTTCCCGATCCGCCTTTTCGCCTGCTCCTCTTTCGGCAATGAGCGTATCTCCTCCCAATTACTCTTCCGCATTTCGATAATGCGATTCCACAGCATGCAGCACCACGAGAGCCACGAGTTAAGCTCTCGCTCTTGTCGCGCCGTAGGATACAGCCTATACGTTTGACTAATGTACATTGCGCCTTGCCTCGCCTATCATGTTCCATCCCATCACCCCGCCCCCGAACCAAGCCGCCAATGTCACGTAGCCGCTCTCCGTGATCCGCGCGGCGAAGTATGCCGAGATCGCCGCGAATGCGAGGGCGAATAGAAGGCGCATCATTCTTGCTCCAGGCGATATCGATAGACCGCCGCATCAGCCGTGCGCGAAATGCACGTGCATTTGATCCGGATTCCGTTGCGGCGCAACTCGGAGACGACGGAACTTACGGCCTTCACGTTTGCTGCGTCGATAATTTCTCCGGTAGTCGCACCGTTGGCTCCGCGACTCTGGAGAAGATCCAGGACGCGACGCAGCCGTGCCGACTTATCGAGTCGGGCAAAATGCATCGCAGGGCGCGCAAAGTCGGCTTGCTCGATCATTTCTCGCCCCCTTCGTTGATTTCCGTCGCCGTCAACGTCTTCGACTCGTCGGCCAATATCACGCCGACGTCGACCACGCGACACGTCCAGAGCTTGCGAGAACCGGCCGGCCCACGCTTAGCCCAGCCGTGGATTAAGATCCGGCCCCCGGACGCCAGCCAGAGCCCGGCGCGGGGCTCCTTGCGGATTTTATCGAGGCGCGCCGCCGCATTGCTTCCGCTCGTCACCTGGATCGCCACGATGCCGGATCCAGGCTTGCAGGCCAGGACATCCGCGAATCCGAATAAGTCCTGGCGGATCTTGGCGTAAGCGTTCCATCGTTCGACGGTGGCGCAAGTCCAGCCGTCTTTTCGCAACGCCGCAAGGCTTCGAGCGGTCGGGGTCATGTGTTTCACTATCTCCGTTTCCTTTACACTCGAAAGATCGGTAAACACCAAGCCGAAATAAATTACGCCTCGTCGTCCTTGTCTGCGCCCCCTTCGCGCGGATCGTCGCGCTTCGGCTCTTCGCCGATGAACGCTTTCGCGTGCTCGGTCGTATTGAGTTCGACGCGGATTCCGTTCGCGTGGTAGAACGTCACCTTGTTTTCTTTCATGATGCGGATCAACTCTGCCTCCGCGCCGTCCTTGATGATCTTGGCCTCGTCGTAGGCTTCCTTTGCTTCGGCGAGCGCCGACGCGGCATCCTCGATCGCCTGATTGACAACCGGCTTGCATCCCGGAAGGAATTGCGGCTCGGCCTTCACGCGCGTCGCTTTCTTCGACGTCATGGAGTTACTCCTGATTGCGGCTACGATTTCGGTGGAGATACTCAACAGCGAACGAGATGAAGCCGGCGAGGGACCAGAGGGAGATGAGCAGGATCCAATCGAGCGTGGATAGGCCGTCGAAGTACGACATAGATCCTCCCACCCCAAGCCACCGAGGCGAACTAACGATTTACCGGCGGCGCTTAAAAGCAAAATCGATATTCGTCATGGCGAAACCCCTTATTGTTCCGGCCGCCTCCGCCGGGTCGCGCGGGGGATGACGCGGCCCGGACGGAGGGGGTCGTTAGATCCCCTCGGAGAGGGGGATTTAGGCGGAGACCTTCTTTCGCGTCGCCTTCTCGGCCGGCGTCGCGACGTCGTTCCCTTGGAGCCGTTCGATAACACCCGGCAGCGCAATCAGGCCCTTGCGGAGTTTGTCGGATGGCATCGATTCGATCGCGGTCCAGGAGGTCGTCTGGAAAACCTCCTGACAGGCATCCATCCGCGCTTTTTTCTCGGCCGCGCTCTGGCCGGGTATGAGTCGCGTCAGAAGCCCCGCGATTTCCTCGGACAGGATCGTCCGCTCTTTCTTCTCGCGCTGCCATTCGATGTTACCGGACTCGTCCACGTTCATCGGCGTCTGCGTCGCCGTGTCAACGGTTGCGTGGGATGACGGGGACAGAAGCGCGACGTAGGGCCTGAAAAACTCGAAGTTCGGATTGTCGCCGACCTTGCCGTCGATCACGCTGAATCGATCGCCGATCACGGTCGCGCGGTGCGTAATCGATCCGGTAGCTTTTCCGTCGGCGCCAACCTGGATGCGCTCCATCTCGACGAGCAAGGACGGTTCGAAACCGAATTCCCCCTCAGTCTTCATCTTGATCCCGGTCTTGATCAGCTCTTTCTTGCCGTTGTCGTCTTCTTCGTAGTCGTACTCGTAGCCGGCGCGTCCGCAGATGATGACGTGGAGCGGCAACGTGAGATAGAGGTCGGCGAATTCTCCCCATTTGGCTTTGAGGGGGCCCCAATCGTCGAACGCGAGGCGCGTCCGCGCGTTCTTCCCGTTGCGGATCAACGCCTCGTTGCGCTGCTTGAGGTAGCTGTCGCAGAGTTCGCGCCAGAGGTGCGTGACGCTGTCGATCACCGCGACGGACACGCGCTTGTTGACGCACTCGCGCAGGAACTCGATCGCCTGGCCCAGCGCCCGCGTCTGGACGCCGAGCAGCTTTTGCCCGGTCTCCTTGAGGACGCGCGGTGCCTGGTACTGCGCCGAAGCCTCCGTATCCAGCATCGCGATCGGCCCGGCCAGCCCGAAATGCTTCCGGGTCCCGATCGCAAGCTCGATCGCGGTGTAGGTTTTGCCGCTCTTGTTGAAACCGAGGAACCCGGCCTTCAAATACCCCACGCCGCCTCCCAAATCCTGGAACTCCATACCCCGTCTCCTTTCACGTCACTTATCCCCGCGACAAGATCCCGGCCGGATCACTCCAGCGGATTCGGTTTCTTGCCGCCGGCGGGGGCGACCATGTTCTTGACCGCCTCCACCCTTCGCTCTTCCTCCGTCATGAGGTTTTCGCCGAGGTCGTCGTCTCCTTCGATCGCGTCATCGCGCTTTTTCGCGGCGCGCATAGCCGCGTTGATCGCCGCGAACTCCTTCTTGGTCTGCGGGTCGGAGAGCGGGGCGCAAGGCTTCCGGATGAACTGATTCACCTTCAGCCGCGTCTCGCCCTTGTACTCCTCGGCCTCGACGTTGATCTCGACCTCCCGGTCTAGGACGGACAGCCCTTCTGGGTGGTTCGGGTCGAGCTGTTCGATTGACACCTTGTCGGGGTCGAGCCCGACGACGCGCACGAAATTCCGGATCGCACCGCCGTTTTTCGGCGTAAGCCAAATTGTTCCCACGATCTCGCCCTTTGTCTCCGACGCATACCGCACGGCGAGCCCCCACGTGCCGGATCCCGCTTGCGTCAACCGATGGTCCACTATGCGAACCTTTTCCTTGTCGCCAGCCATGTACATCTCCCCATCTCCTAAATGCGGGCTTGCGCCCTTGACTCTTCGAGGAACTTCTGCACTACGTCGAATATCTGGTCGTCATGCCAACGCTCGATCCATTCGATTTCGCGACGGGTCAGATCGTACCCATCCGCAAGCCGCACCGCATGAGTTACTCGATACTCGTCGGGATCGGCTGGCCTCCAGTTGTCCGGCGGTCCCGAATAGCATCCGGGGTCGCCCGGCTCTATCTCGACCGTGAGACGGTGGCGATGCGAAACGCCGTCGTCGTCTTCCATGTCAAGTTCGAATTCGGTTTCGTAAGTCATGCGCGCGTCCCCAAGTGGTTATACTTTTCCCGGTGACCGCAAATGCTTCTGCTTCTCCGCGCACGCCGGACAAATCCCATGCGACACCATCGGCGAGCCGAGTAGGGTTAGGCGGTTTTCTCTCTCGCACCAGGCGCAGACGTGGACGAGACCGGGTGCGAGTGTCGACTCCAGCGCGCTGATTTGTTGCGCGATTTCCAACGCTGCATCTTCGCCTCTTTTGACGATAAGTCGGCGGATGCGTTCGGCTGTATCTGCCATGGTTTCCATGTCACCCTCTTACCAATTCCATCGCCTCGATCCGCTCGTTCGCCTCGCGCAGCGCATGCCGTAGTCGGGCGATCTCGTGCCCGGCGCGGATTAGAGCCGCGTTGTGTCCGTACTCGGCCGCGAATTTTCGCAGCGCGTCGAGTTCGTCTGCGATCGCTCCGCGCGGGAGATCGGATTCGGGCACGGTCCACCTCAATAGATCAGGGCCGCGTAGAGCGTGTCAGCGAGTCGCCGGTCGATGTCGATGATCATAGTTTCGCCCCCTGGCGGGAAGGGGCGGGGCGAAGGGCGGATTATTTGGCCGCCGCCCGCGACGCCGCCGCCGCCCGCGCCGCCGCCCGCTCCGCCGCCCGCTCCGCCGCCGCCGCCCGCTCCGCCGACAACGCCGCCGCCAACGCCGCCGCTTTTTGTGCTGACTTTGCCTGCTTCATTGCGAGCCCTTTCTTCCCCCTCGACGATGGTTAATTGCCACGGACCAGCCGCAACCGCTCGACGTGCAGGTCGAAGAGCTTCTCGCGCTCGACGGCGTTCAGCGCGCGGCATAGCATATACCGGTGATGCCGATAGAGTTCGCGCGCGCATTTTGCGACGAGCGGACAATCCTGCCGCTCGGCGCGCTCGGCGGTGTCGCGAGCAAATTCCATGATCGACAGGTGAGCGGAAAAGCGCGGCTTCACCTCGTGGAAGGGTGCGGGCTTCATATCTCCCCCGAAACAAAAAGGGCCGGCCCCTGCGCGTGCAGAGACCGGCCCTTGCCCCACGGAAACGGAAACCATCACTCCATCGGACGTAGCTTCGTCGCGATCTGCGCGTCGTTCGTCGCGTGCAGATAGACCAGCGTTGACTTGAGCGACGAATGCCCGAGGCGCTGCTTGATCAAATGCAACGCATCGAGCGGCGACAGCCCCAGCGCCTCCTGCGACTGCTGCATCAGATCCAGCGCGTTCGCATGACGCGCCGCGTGCGGTCCGATCCCGAGACGACGTTGACCATCCGGGCCCGTATGTGCCCAGACCTTCAGGCCGGCCGCGATCAACGCCTTGTCGAAAAGCCTGTTCGCCCATTGCCGCGTCATGTGACGCGCGGCCGGGCGCCGAGGATTCGACGGAAACAGGTAATCCTCGGACTTCATCTCGTGTCGTACGATCCACTGTCGGATTGCCTGCGCGACCGATTCCGGCAGCGTGAGATCCCGGACGTGAGATCGACCGCGCTTGAGGGTCGAGACTCGCAAGATCGGATCGGTCTTGTGCAGGTCGCCGGCGCGAAGAGAGATGATTTCCGAAATTCTCCCGCCGACGTTCGCGATCACGTAGCACAAGAAATAGACGCGCGGATCCGGGTTGGCCCGCGCGGCCGGCAAGAGCTTTTCGGAGATCTCCTGCGGCGTCAAGAATCGATCCCGCCGCAGCTCCCACTCCACGGACTTTTTCGACGCTGGCAGCCGTTCGGGTCGCATGACGATTTCCGTACGCCCCGCGACACGTGGCCCGCCTTCCGCGCCCTCCATCGGAACCCCCTTTGCCCCCCGGGGTTCCCGCGCCACTAAAGATATCACATCGACCATACGTGACGGCGACAAGAGGAAATTCCGCGTGTGTCTGTCGTGGTCTCCTTTCGTTCTGGGGTCCGCGCGAAAATTTACGTTCGTTACAAACGGTAAACGAAGAATTGGAATGAAACGCGGTGGGAGTGTTGACTGTAGAGCGGAACGGGAGTTTACGAAAAGCCTCGCCACCATGGGCGCCGATCACCGCCGACCAGGTCCTTGGGAGACCGATTAACGATGATGCAACGCCCATGGTGCCGAGGCTCCCAAGGTTCGGTCGCGACGAGAATGCTATTACGTACACCATGGGCGGTGTCCTGTCAAGAGCGAATTTCTTTTTTTCGGCAAAAAAAGCTACATCGATTGGCTTCCGCGCTCCGTTTCGCCCCCTCCCGCAAGGGGGCGGCTCGGAGGGCGGGCTAAACGTCGTATTCCTCGCGCGCGCGGGCTCGCATCTCCTCGGCGCGGGCGCGCGTGGCCTCGGAATCGATACGGGCAATCCGTGCCATCCAGCCTGCCTTGGATCGCGCCCAATCCCTGCATTTTATCGCGTCCGCTCGGTAGGTATGGATGGCGTCCCAACCGACCCGAGTACCGTAGGTCCGGCCGCCGTCGGTGCTAATCTGTACTTGCCACATGCGCCGTCTCCTGATTGGGTTCCGTCCTTCGTTTCGCCCCCTCCCGCAAGGGGGCGGCTCGGAGGACGGAACTAGATCGCCATGCGCTTCCGCGCGGCGGCGACAGCTCGGCGCGTGTACATATCGTCTCGGTGAGCGAGCAGGACATCCGCGCGCACCGCACCTAGCTCCCCCTCGCAACCCAGCTCGCCCGCGAGCTGCTCGGCGTAGGCCTCCGTCGCCGGCGCGCAGTTCCCGCCGGCCCTCGAATCGTCCTGCGTGACCCAGACGCGGGCGAGTATGCGCCGCTCCTCCGAGCTTTCGGCGCGCTGCCGGGCTCGGTCCGCACGCGTCTCCAGCCGTCGCACGATCGAGGCGCGATATTGCGCCCTCGCGCGCGCGCGCGCCCGCGGCGTGTCCGCATGCGCGGCGACGTGGTAGCGTCCGCGTACGAGATACCCTGTCTGCGTGCCGAGGCTGACGCCGCGGCCCTGAACAGCCCAAGTGACCCACACGAGATCCCGGCACCCCTCGACGGGACGCGCGTCCACGTGGACCAACCTCCCGACGACGACGCGGGACGGACCGAGATTGTCGATGACGCGTCGATGGATGTAGTAGTCGTGCGTACTATCAGTCCCACTCCAGACGTGCCGAGGATGCCAGACGGTCTCGCTATCCCCACTGGCCGACCCGGATTCCTCCGGATCATCCACCAGGTGGATGGATATCGTGTGGTGCCCCCCGACCCACGAGGAGTAGGACCGACGGAATAACCGGTCGGCCGACTCGATCTGCTCGCGGAACAGTTCGACGTACTCGGCTCGCGCCCGCGCCGCGGCGGACTCGGAGTCGTCGAGCGACCACAGGCCCCACGCCTCGCACAGTCGGGCTCCGCGGGCGACCATTCGGGCCTCGTGCGAGATTGCGCGCGGATCTCCGCTCCTCTCGGCGTGGGCGCAGTAGGGCAGCACGTCGTCCGGGATACACATTCGCTCGACTGGTGCGGCGCGGAGGAACCGCACGGCTCCCGAGACCGTGCCCGCTCCGCTACCCCGCGCGCGCGCCAGGGCGATCAGTCTCGCCCCCGGCTTCTTCGTCTCCATCGTCGTCCCTCCTGATCGGGTTCCGATCTTTTCCTCAACCTCACTGTATATATAATATCGTCCTATATAGATTGAGTCAATACCTTTTTCTTTTT